CTATGTGAAGCGTTGTCGTGACCTTAAGGTAGAAGTCTTAAGCGTCCCAGACTGCAATGTCTTTACCGAAGGCGGCCAGACTACGAAGACTCTGCCTCTTCGAACCGAGATTGATACTGAAGACACCCGTAAATTCGTTGAGAAGTGGGGGATGATGCCAGATCAGATGATGTCTCTTTTATAACTATGTTTCTTCAACCAGATCGAGCAAGGCCAAAGATCACCGTCATCACCCCTTCTATTCGACCAGAGGGCTTGAAGGTGACGTTTAACACACTGCGGGAACAAACATTCCAAGACTTTGAGTGGCTGACTCGCATGTCTCTACCCGGTGATAAATCAGATCTTTGTTACCAGATGAATCAGGCCATCAGGGAAGCTAATGGTGAACTGATCGTGTTCCTACAGGATTACATAGAGATCGGTAAGGACGGCTTACAGCGTATCTGGGATCGTTATCAAGCAGAAAAGGCTGCCTATCAGTATGTTTGCTGGACAATGCCAGTCGGTAAGAAGGACATGGATAACCCGGGTAAGGTCACATGGGACTGGCGTAGCTACGGGGAAGAGCAAGAAGAGATCACGTTCGAGCGCTGGGAGATCGACTGGGGTGCTGCTCCACGCGCTGCCTTTGCGGAAGAAGAGTTTGCTGAGGAATACGACGCCGGGTTCGGCTGGGAGAACGTTGACCTAGCCTATCGACTAATGAAAAACGGCTGGAAGTTCAAGGTGGATCGGTATAACGAGGCGGAAGCGACGGACCACGACAAAATGTTTGTTCACCCCTACAAGAAGAGACCTAATCAGGATTTGTGGATAGTACGAAAGGGGCTGATTGATCTAGCTTATGACGAAGGTGCCAATAGTAGTCTGGGAACCTCACAAGATGCAGCTGTCGATAGTGAATGATAAGAAGCGCTTTAAGCTTGCTCGTTGCGGTCGGCGTTTCGGTAAGACAGTTCTAGCAGTCTCTACCCTTGTAGAAGAAGCCCTTTTGATTAACGAAGGGCTGTTCTTCTATGTTGGCCCTACCTATAAGCAGGCTAAGCTCATTGCCTGGGAGATGCTCCTTAAGAAGGTTCGTGAGTTACCGCCTGAACTAGTCCAAAAGATCAATGAATCTGAGCTTTACGTCGTTATCGGGAACGGAACGCGCATTCACATTAAAGGCGCTGATGATCCAGATTCGCTGCGTGGTGTTGGTTTGGATGGCTGTGTTCTCGATGAGTATGCGGACATCCGAGAGAATGTCTTTCGTCAGATCATCGAACCAGCCTTACTTGATAAAAAGGGTTGGTGTCTGATTATCGGCACCCCAAAGGGCTATAACCACTTCTACAGGCTATATACGGAGGTGATCCAGAAGGAGGATTGGGGGGTTTACCACTTCACAAGCTACGACAATCCGATCATTGACCCGGTAGAACTCGACAAGATCAAGGCGGAAACTCCCCCTGAGATCTTCGAGTCAGAGTATCTAGCTGAGTTCAGACGCTTTGAGGGGCTTGTTTATAAGGAGTTCGATCGTGAGGCTCATACCTTCCAGAAGCTTCCAGACATCCAATTCATTGAAACCATCGCCGGTATTGACTGGGGTTACACCAACCCGACCGCTATGGTCGTGATCAAGAAGGACTTTGATAACAACTATTGGATTGTTGATGAGTATTACCAGACCGGAAAGACAACCGATGAAATCATTGAATACGCCAAGCAATTACAGGGAAGGTGGGGGATAAACTACTTCTATCCTGATAACGCTGAACCTGATAGAATAGAGTCGTTACAGCGTGCCGGACTCTCCGTTCGCGAGATCGATAAGGACATCACGACAGGAATCGACAAGGTGCATTCACTGTTCAAATCGAACAGACTTCGCATCCAGTCGGGACTTACAAGCCTACTCTTTGAGCTAGAATCCTACCGTTACCCAAAGAAACGGGAGGGCTATAACGACAAAGAGGAGCCTGTAAAGGAAAATGACCACGCCCTGGACGCACTCCGATACGCCCTTTGTACAAATGAACCCACCGATGTCCGTGAGGAAGGCATGGATTACGGTCTCTACTCTGAGACGTATTCCTAAATATGGTAAAAAAGCTTCGGTCTCAATCTGATATTGAGACGCAAGCGATCAAACTCCTGTCGGACGAGAAGCAACAGTGGGAAGATGAGACATGTTTTGTTACTGAGAAGGTCGCGTTTCGGATGCGTGAACTTTTAAAGACTCTAGCTAAAAACTACTGGGGCATTTTTGATAAGCCAACCGACCCAACTACCGGACGTGAAAAGATCTGGGTGCCACTTACAGAATCTATCTGTGACAGCGTAGTCAAGAACATCGATCTCGACACCAAAGACATCAACTTCCGAGCCAAGAAGACCGAATCAATCGGTTACACCGCAATTGTTCGTTCAGCGGTCAAGAACTATCTAGACGACATCAACTTCGGCGAGTACCTCGATAACTTCGAGCGTGATCTCGCTATTTTTGGCACTGCCGTCTGGAAGACCATGGTGGAGACAGACGATGAGAATAAGCAAAAGCTCTGTATCGAGCCTGTTAACCTCTTGAACTTCTACATTGACCCGACTGCTACCTGTATCCGTGAGGCAGTTAAGCAAGGCGGAGTTATTGAACGCTCACTCTGGACGCCTGACGCGGTCAGGAAGATGGGTAAAGCTGACGGCTGGGTGAACCTTGAGAACCTAGAAGGCGTCTCAGGACTATCTCTAAACGATGCTGACCTAGTTCGGACTAACTTCAGCTCGGTCAAACTTGTTGAACTCTTCGAGCGCTGGGGCATGTTCTCCAAGTTCTTGATCACCGGCAACGAGAAGGACCGCGAGCACTTGGTCTTTGGTCGAATTGTCGCTTCAAACCTCGTACGCGGAGGCAAGATCCACGTCATTGAGGAACGGAAGATGAAGGATATGCCTTACGAAGAGGCCTGGTACTCCAAGGTCAACGGTCGCTGGTATGGTCGCGGTCCTGCCGAGAAGGTCATGATGCTCCAGATCTGGATGAACACTATCGTCAACATTCGCATCAATCGTTCTTACGTTTCGCAGCTCGGCATTTTCAAGATCCGTAAGGGTTCCGGTATTACGCCCCAGATGCTGTCGCGCTTACCTGCTAATGGAGCTGTCACAGTTTCAAACCCTGATGACCTGACTCAGATGGTTATCCAAGAGGCTAGCCAAGCTAGTTACTCGGACGAAAGCAACATCCAGAACTGGGCACAGCGTGTCACCTCTGTCTTTGAATCTGTTACAGGTGAGTCTCTCCCTTCGTCTACTCCAGCGACGAACGCAGCTATCCAGTCACGAGCCGGACAGTCTCAGTTTACCTTCGTAAAGGAAGGCATCGGCATGTTCTTGCAACGCTGGGTCAAGGCCCACGTGCTCCCGTATGTAGCCAAGCAACTCCGAAATAAGTCGGAGGTTATTCGTTTGACCGGAGAGGTTGAGGAACTTCGTGAAATGGACGCTCATATCGCCAACGAGCTCCTTTATAAGCACTTGAAGAAGCTGAACGCCAAGGGTGAGTTTTTCGACATCAGCAAGGTTGAAGCAGAGCGACAGCGCATCCTAGATCGTCTCGGTAGCTCTGGCTCTGATCGATATGTGCAGTTAGACGACAACTTGAATCCCGCCGACTACGACGTTCAAGTCTTCATCACTAATGAGGAAATGGACAAAGCAGTGCTGGCACAGAACCTCGTCACCGTTCTCCAGACGATCCCTAACCTTCCGAACTCTGGTATCGATCCAACCTCAGTCGTGCGCTCGATCATGGACGTTATGGGAATCGATGCGACCCAGTTGAAGGCTCGTCAGTTGGCTACCCCGCAGCAAGGTCAGGGCCAGCCCGCACCTGGTCAACCGCCTCAGCCACCACAAGGTCAGCCACCAGCTCCACCGGCCGGAATGCCAGGAATGCCACCAGGACCGGGTGCAATCGCGCAGGCCAACACGCTGTAAATGAAAGCTTATGCCTAAGAAGAAGGCGGATAAAGAGACGCAGCTGATCGTTCAGCAAGGCCAAGCCATTAAGGACTTAGTGGATTCAAATGGTTGGCAGGAAGTGAGGAAGCGTTTGATCCAAGACGTTGCTGCCATTCGAGACATCACTTCACTGACCGAGACATCCGACCCCGCCAAGCTGTTCCAAGAAGTTGCCGCCCGTCAGATCGCAGCCGAGATCCTCATTAACTGGATCAGAGGGGTTGAAGGCGACGCCGATCAATTCAGGAATAACGCAGAGCTACTAAAGGAACGTTACGAAGAAAACTTTGTCGTCAGGTTTAACCAGGAATAGGTCTCAGCACGAGGGAGGGGGAAGCCCCTCGGCCTGAGATCCCTTCGGGGAACTCAATTAATTCATGACAGAGATCGCTTAAATTATGCCAGAAGACACTACCTCACCGGCCTTACCTGATGGGAGCGACGTTATCTCAGCAGGCGGTCAAGAGGCTGTCAGTACAGCATCTGACGCGCAGCAAGCGGGAATAAGAGACATCATGTCTCAGATTACGGGCAAGAACTTTCCAACAGATGAGGCAGCTGCCAAGTCTTTGAAAGATACCTATGCGTTCGTAGGTGGAGCCGGAATGAAGGCTCAAAAGCTTATGAACGACTTAAAAGTAAAACTTCAAAAGGACGAAAGTGGCGTCCTCAATCTTATGGAAAACCTTGCAACGAATCCTAATCCCTACCAAGCACCAGCTAACGCTAGTGACCTTACGGTCTTTAACGAGATCGCGGGTCTTAAGAAGCAAGTAGAAGAATCATCTTTTTACGATGAGCGTCCTGAGCTCAAGGAATACCGATCGATTATCGGTGATCTCCGTGACCAAACAGGCAAGCCCATTCGTGAGGTGGTTGAACTCCCTGCGGTTAAGATACTTGTAGAAAAAGCTCGCTCGTTCGATACGGCGGAGCGCTCTCGGTCTGTCCTTCATTCAAACCCTAAGCTAGGACAGGTCCGGGACAAAATTTCAGAAGCTCGGGAAGCAGCTGGTCGAGGTGACACTAACGCCGCCAATAAGAGCGCTGTAAGTGCCGTACTCGATAGCTTTGACATGAGCTAAGAAATAACCGACCTGCCAGCACAACGCTAGTATGGCAGAAGTAAATGTTTTAACGACCTACGGTGACTCCAACGCCAAAGAGGATGTTGTTCTGAATTCTATCGAGATCTTAACAGCTCGTGAGACTCAGATCATGAACATGCTCGGCAAGACGGAGGCACACAACGTGGTCCACTCGTACCTCACTGACACTCTCGAGACTGCTGCTTCGGCTGCGGTTGCTGAGGAAGGTGACTACACCGCGTCTGCTCTCTCGACCCCACTCCGCTTGACCAACATCGTTGAGATCGTTGCTAAGCCTTTCAAGGTTTCACGCACTCAGCGCGATATTGCTCACTACAGCGGAACTGATGAGCTTTCTCGTCAGACCGAAAAGGCCATGATGAACTGGGCTAACTCTGCGGAGTTTGACCTTGTTCGTTCAACACTTGTCTCTGGTGCCTCCGGTACCGTTGCCAAGATGAACGGAATCATCGTTGCTATCTCGAAGAGCACGAACACCACCGCCCACACCTCTGGAACTATCTTCTCAGCTTCTATTCTCGACGGCTTGATGAAGGCCAACTGGGATACAGGTAACGGAGATGTAGCTACCGATTTGTTCGTAGGTTCGTTCCTGCGTAACACCATCGACAGCTTCACCCAGAAGACCAACATGGTAGTGAATGCTCCTGGTGCCACTGGCATCATCCGCACTGTTTCGACCTACGAGACAGCCTTCGGAACGGTTCGCATCCACAAGCACCGCTACGTTCAGCAATCAGCTGACGCCACCGCTCGTATCCTCGCAATTAACCCTGAGAAGCTTAAGGTCGCGTTCTTGCGCAAGCCGTACATCGATACTGGCCTCGCTCGTTCCGGTGACTACGACTTCTACGCTGTTAACGGCAAGTTGACGCTTGAGGTTCGCAATCAGGATTCAAACTGGTTCGCTTCCGGTTTCTTGAAGGCCTAGTGTCTTCACTCTCAGCCTTTACGGGCTGAGGGATGAGTACATTTATATGGACAAAGCAAAACTGAACATTCAGAACATCGTCACAGCCTACAAGAACATGTTCCCGGAAGAGTTCGCAGCCTTCCATACTCACATGAAGACTAAGCGTGGTCTTCTCCATAACGACTTCGCCGCTGCCGAGGGGTCTGAGGTTATCGAGCGCAGCCTGTTCGAAGTTCCGGAGACCCTGCACGTCATGTTCCTAACCAAGCTCCCAGCTGAAGACGATAAGTGGTTCCAAACGCTCGAAGGTGGTCGCTGGTTTGCTACTCATTTCCGTGAATTCGCCTCTGGTATCAAAGTATGAGGATTGCACTTTCTCTTATCGTAAAGGCCTCTGACGAAGAAGCTGTAGTCCTAGAGCGCTGTCTGTCGCACGCTGCCCCACACGTTGACGGGATATTCTTAACGATTACTGGAGAAAACGCTGCCTGTGAAGAGGTGGCTAAACAGTTTGGTGCTACGGTCTCTCATTTCGAGTGGGTGCACGACTTTGCCAAAGCCCGTAACTTCGCCCTGTCACAGATTCCTAAGGACTTCACACACTGGCTCTGGTTAGACTGTGACGACGTACCTCGTGGCCTTGAGAAGCTCCGCACTACGGTTGACGCTCACCCTGAGGTCGATGCGTTCGTTATGAACTACCTCTACTCTTTTGACGAGTGGAAGAATCCGACGATCGTTCACATGAAGACCCGCGTCTTAAGGCATGACGGCTGTGTCGAATGGGCTGGAGCTTTGCACGAAGACTTCAAAGAGACCCGTTCCCTGGTGCCGTTTTTTCTTGATGGCATTGATATTCTGCACTTTACGGACGAGGCTCGCATTAAGGATTCTACGGCCCGCAACGTAGCAGTAGCAGAGCGTGATTTGGCCTTGAAGCCGGATGATCCTCGCTCGTTCTGGAACGTCGGCAATGCCTTACGCCAAGCTGGGGAGTGGACGCGTGCGCTTGATGCCTTCGATAAGTTCCTAGCCCTCTCGCAGTCCGACGAAGAGAAGTACGTTATTTATCTGCGTAAGGCTGAGACATACTTCGGTCAAGGTGACTTGCTAAAGGCTCTTGAGGCCGCACGTATGGCCCTAGGATTGCGTCCAAACTACCCAGACGCCTATCACATGGCGGGTCATATTCAGGTGCAATTAAAACGCTACACGGAGGCCCGAGATTCCTTCCTGCAAGGCCTCACGATGAAGCCGCCGTATCACTCGATCATCGTCTATAACCCTAGGGACTACGACTACACCCCGCTCATGGCTCTGGCCAAGGTGTATTTCCTGCTTTCCCAACCTGATCAGGCGCTTACCTGTCTCGAAGGCTGTCTCCGGATTACCCCGGCCGATACGGAACTCAAGAAGATGGTTACCAAGGTCAAGAAGGAAGCGAAGAAGATGGATAAGGTTTACTCCCTCGCCGCAAAGCTAGAAAAGATCACTGACCCCGCTAAACTCCGCAAAGCACTTGATAAGGTCCCGGCTGATATCCAGAGTCACCCGCTTATTTGCAAGATCAGGAACACCAAGCTCGTTAAAACCGAGTCGTCGGGTAAAGATCTCTCGATCCTGTGTGGGTACACGACCCAAGAATGGACGCCCGAGACAGCTCGTCTAAAGGGAATCGGTGGGTCTGAAGAGGCCGTGATCCACCTCGCTAAGCGTTTCGTAGCAAGTGGCTGGAACGTTTCGGTCTACAACAACTGCGGATTAAAGGAACAGACCTTTGACGGTGTTCGCTACGCCCCGTACTGGTCATGGAATAAGGAGGATAAGCAGGATGTGACGATCCTGTGGCGTCACCCTCGCCCTGTTGATTACGGTATCAACTCGACTAAAGTCTTCCTCGATCTCCATGACGTTATTCCTGCCGGAGAACTGAACGAAGCCCGCCTCGCGAAGATCGACAAGATCTTTGTGAAGAGTCAGGCACACCGCGTTCTGTTCCCCTCTGTACCCGATGAGAAGTTCGCAGTCATTCCAAACGGCATCGTATGGGACGCGTTGCAGCAAGAGATCGAGCGTGATCCGTACCTCTTGATCAACACCTCTTCACCTGATCGCTCGCTCTCGACCCTTTTAGACTGTTTTGCTGAGGTAAAGAAGCAGGTCCCAGAGGCAAAGCTCAAATGGGCTTACGGCTGGAATGTCTGGGATGACGTTCACGGAGACAACGCGCAGGCTCAGGCTTGGCGGAAGGGGATTGAAGACAAGATGAAGGCACTCGATGGCTTTGAGAATCTAGGCAAGTTGAACCACGGAGAAGTCGCCGAGCTTTATCAAAAGGCCGGAATCTTTGCGTATCCAACAGCCTTCTACGAGATCGACTGTATTTCAGCGCGTAAGGCCCAGGCCGGAGGTGCATACCCTGTTGTTACTGACTTCGCTGCTTTAAACGAGACGGTCATGTTCGGGAACAAAGTAAAAACTGACGCAAGTAAAGAAAATTGGGGCAAGGATTACGCGACTGACTTCGGTCTCCAGGAGGAGGCGGCAAAGCAAGCTTGGATCGCCCTTTGTGTTGAGCAGTTACGAAACCCAATGAGCGAAGAACAGCGTAAGGCGATGCGCAACTGGACGCGAAAGTTCGATTGGGAAGATATCGCCCGCCAGTGGTTGGCCACTTTCTAGTATGCAATCTGTTTCCATCTTTTCAGATCTGGGGGTTGATCCCTTTCGTGGGGGTCAGCTCATGAAGTACCTCGGCATGACGCCGGACGATCTCGCCGAACCAGAGTATTTCGGGAAGTTCAGCCATATCGCGAAGTTCGTCGGCAAGCATGAGGACGGCATCAAAGTCTTACGCATGGCGATGGCTAAGCATATAAGCCCACACGTCAGCCCACTAGAACACCTGGAATCCCTCGTTCTTCTCCATGAAAGACGCCAAGACCTCGAGGCAAGGCTACCGAACACAGTTACCGACGAAGAGCGGTTGCAGGTCTTTGACGAGATCCACAGCGTCAATAAGGAGATCGGAATGTACGAATAAATTAAACATATGACTGAAGAAACTAAAGACGTGACGATTACACGCACCGAGACCCCTCGTACGAATCGTGACAGTGAAGGACGGATCATTCGTTCAAAGGAATGGTTACAGGACCGGATCGATTACCTCTTGATTAAAGAGACCTCGTTACTTGGGCGGATCACAAATGTCCGTGCGGAGATCGAAGGTCGCAAGCTCGAGCTAGAAACTAAAGAATAATATGGCAGACGTCATTTACAACGCATATAAAAAGTACGCGATGAACGGGGCAGTCGATCTTGATACGGACACGATCAAGGTCGCTCTCGTTACGTCCGCCTATACGCCGAGCCAGGACAACGATGACTTCTTTAACGACGTGACAAACGAGTTGCCAACCGCAGGAGGCTACACGGCTGGCGGTGCATCGCTCGCGAACAAGGCTGTGACGCAAGACAACACCGACAACGAAGGCGTTTTCGATGCAGACGATCTAGCTTGGACGAGTGCAACCTTCACGGCCAGAGGCGCGGTTATCTATAAGAATCGAGGGGGTGCTTCATCAGCTGATGAGCTTATTGCCTATATCGACTTCGGTTCAGATAAGACCGTTTCTTCGGGTACTTTCACAATCCAGTGGGCTGCCGAAGGCATCTTGAATCTCACATAGTGAGTTATGGCCAAGTATTGGGTCGGTGGCTCCGGCAACTGGAGCGACGCTACGAACCACTGGGCGGCTACCTCTGGTGGCGCTCCAGGTGCAGGTAATCTTCCGACTGCCACGGACGATGTTATTTTTGATGCAGCCTCACATACTACCAACTACACTGTAACGATTGATGCGACCACTAAATTGTGTCGCGATCTTACGTTCGGAGCGCCAGCGGCAGGGAACGTCACTTGGGCGGGCTCGGTGGCAATGACGATTTCGGGTAGTTTAGCGCTCTATTCAGGTTTGGTTAGGACCTATACCGGAACGCTGACTTTTGATGCGACTGCTACGGGTAAGACGTTGACTTTTGCCGGTACTACAATGGCAAGCGGAATGACTTTTAACGGTGTTGGTGGTGGCTGGACGGCTCAGGACACTTGGAACACGGGAACGTCAACGATCACCCTCACAAACGGCTCCTTAGACTTTAACGGTAAAACGATCACGGCTGGTTCGATTTCTTCCAGTAATAGCAATACTCGGACATTGACGTTCGGAGCAGCGGCCGTTACTTTGAGTTCAAGTGTCACATTTACCACGACGACGGGGCTTACCTTTAGTGCGGCCTCGTCAACTATCACTATTTCTTCAACATCAGCTGCAACTTTCAGCTCAGGGAGTTTGACATACGGAACGGTCAATCTGAGTACGGGTTCATCTGGTAATGATCCAGGCATTGCTATTACTGGTTCGCCAACAATAGCGACATTCACTGTCACAAACCTCACCGGAGGGGTTAATCAACGGGTTCGTTTGGCGGGGAATGTGACGGTGAGCGGAACCTTTACGCTCACCGGTTTCGATGACATTACCAAACGCCTGCTCGTAACCTCGGATGTTGCGGGTACTGCAAGGACGATCACAGCTGCAACCACTTCACTCACCAATGCTTCATTCCAAGATATTACCGGCGCAGGTGCGGCCGCTTGGACGGGTACGCGCATGGGTGACGCTGGAAATAACTCAGGCATTACCTTCGATGCGGCTGTCACACGATATTGGATTGGTGGTACAGGTAACTATTCTGCTACAGCTGAGTGGTCCACGTCTTCGGGGGGTGGCGGTGGAGCTTCTGTTCCTTTGCCTCAAGATACCGCGATCTTCGACGCCAACTCTTTTTCTGCTGGCAGTCAGACAATCACGCTCGATGTTCGAGTTGTGGCGAAAGTTTTTAACGCCAGTGCTGTTACTAATTCTCCAACCTTTACCACCAGTGGCTTAAAGCTCTTTTGTGGTGACATTACTTTGGCCTCAGGAATGACCTGGACGAATAATGTGACTACGACCCTTGGCGGTCGTGGGACTCATACTATTACGAGTGCTGGTAAGACCTTGAGCACAAATGGTCAGTTATCAGTCGATTGTGGTGGGGGTTCATACTCCCTTGCAGACGCCCTCACTGTCAGTACGGGTTCGCTCTTCATTCACACCACAGGTACGTTCGATGCTAACGATCAAACAGTTTCTCTCGTTACCTTTAATTCCTCCGGCACGCTAACGAGAACCCTTACCATGGGGAACGGCACTTGGAGTTTATCCGGAACGGGAACGGTTTGGGATACTTCAACCGTAACCGGACTCACCTTAAGTTGTGAGGGCTCTACGATCGACGTGAATGCCAACACTGCTACGGCCAGAATTGTAACGGCAGGATCGGTTGTGCTAAACCATCTTAATATATCTAATGGCACGAGTAACGTCACTCTTACAAACGTAAACTGTAACAATCTCAACTTTACAGGCTCTAGTGTCGTGCTTCTAACCGGATCTACGACCATCTCAATCCGTGGGGACATGACTCTTTCTGCCACGATGACAGTAAACACCTC